CGGCTCGTGGTGTCGTTCTTCGAGAAGAACCTGACCCACAGCAAGGGCGAGCTGGGCGGGCGGCCGTTCATCCTTGAGCCGTGGCAGCAGGACTACTTGAAGCGGCTGTTCGGTACGCTGCGCGATGATGGGATGCGGAGGTACAGAACATCCCTGCTCGCGTTGCCCCGCAAAAATGGGAAATCGACGCTATGTGCCGGGATCGCTCTGCGGCTGCTGTTCGACGGCGAGCCGGGAGCGGAAATCTACTCATGTGCCGCCGACCGCGACCAGGCCCGCCTGGTCTTTGAGATGGCGAAGGTCTGCGTCGAGCAATCGCCGAAGCTGAAGTCGAAGCTGAAGGTCTACCGGAACTCCATCGTTCGCGAGGACACGCACTCGTTTTACAAGGCACTTTCTGCCGAGGCGTTTACAAAGCACGGGTTGAACGCTCACGGCGTGATCTTCGACGAGCTGCACGCCCAGCCGGATCGCGAGCTGGTGGACGTGATGCAGACCTCGATGGGCGCCCGCCGGCAGCCGATGCTCGTCTACATCACCACGGCGGGGTATGACCGCAAAAGCGTGTGCTGGGAAATCTGGAAGTACGCAGAGGCGGTCGCAAGCGGGGCGGTCAAAGACGAGACGTTCCTGCCAGCGATCTACGCCGCGGCCCCCGAGGACGATTGGCGAGCGGAAAAGACCTGGCAGAAGGCGAATCCGAACCTCGGGGTGTCGGTGAAGCTCGACTTTCTGCGGACGGAGTGTGCTCGGGCGGTTGAGATGCCGAGCTACGAAAACACGTTTCGCCAACTGCACCTGAACCAGTGGACCGAGCAGGACACCCGGTGGTTGCGGATGGATCACTGGGCCCAGGGCAACGGCGGCTGCCCGGTGTCGCTCGCCGGCCGGGAGTGCTGGGCCGGGCTCGACTTGGCGACGACGTTCGACACCACGGCGTTCGTGCTGCTGTTCCCGCTTGATGAGGGGCGGTACTGGGTGGAGCCGCACTTCTGGATTCCCGAGGAGAACATGCGGGAGCGGGTGCGACGGGACAAGGTTTCGTACGACGTGTGGGCTCGCCAGGGGCACCTGCACCTGACGCCTGGGAACGTGACGGACTTCGACCAAGTCCGCTCGGACATCAACGAATTGGCGAAGAAATACGCGATCAAGCAGGTGGCGATCGACCGCTGGAACGCGACGCAGCTGGCGAACCAACTGCAAGGCGACGGGGTTAGCGTCTTAGGCTTTGGGCAGGGCTACGGCTCGATGTCTGGCCCGGCGAAGGTGCTGGAATCGCTGGTCGTGTCGGGCAAGTTGCTCCACGGCGGGCATCCGGTTCTCGCGTGGCAGGCCGGTAACGTGGCGATTCAGCACGACCACAACGGAAACATCAAGCCCAGCAAGGCAAAGAGCAACGAGCGAATCGACGGGATCGTGGCGTTGGTGATGGCTCTCGGCGTCCACGCCGCCCAAGAGGTCAAAGGCCCGGCAGTCGCACCCTCCATCCTCCTCATATGATCGCCCAAAACACCCGCATCCTCTGGCTCCCTGGCGAAGACCGGCACTTCGACTACGAATCTGGCGGGTGGTCTGGCGGCGGCCGGAACCCTGCCGGCGTGCGGATCGACCCGGAGACGGCGCTGCGTTCCACGGTGGTCCTGGCGTGCGTCCGCGTCCTGTCGTCCAGCGTGGCCGGGCTGCCGCTGCATCTGTACCGGCGGCTTCCGAGCGGGGGCAAGGAGCTCGCCCGCGAAAACCCGCTGTATCGCGTCCTGCATGACCGGCCGAACTCGTGGCAGAGCAGCTACGAATGGCGGGAGCAGATCATGCTCCACCTGCTGACGCATGGGCAGGCGTTCGTGGAGATTTCCGGTGCGGGCCCGCAGACGCAGTTGGTGGCGTTGCATCCGTCTCGCATGAAGGTGGAGCAGATCGAGAACGGGCGTCTTCGATACACGTACCGGGAGGCGTCGGGCGGGAGCACGGTCTACGCTCAAGACGCGATCATGCACCTGCGGTGGCTGAGCGACGACGGCGTCAATGGCATGGTGCCGGTGGAGCTGGCGAAGGATGCCATCGGGCTGGCTCGGGCGTGCGAGATTCACGGGGCGAGTTTCTTTGCGAACGGTGCCCGCCCTGGCATCGTTTTGTCCACGGATCAGACGCTTTCGCCCGAGGCGGCGATGAACACGCGGGACCAGTGGGAGCGGGCACACCGTGGGCCGGATCGGGCACATAAGACGGCGGTGCTGCAAGGCGGGCTGAAGGTGAGCGAGCTCGGCGGCAACAACCAGGAAGCCCAGTTCCTCGAGGCCCGCCGGTTCCAAGTCGAGGAGGTCTGCCGCGTCTACGGCGTGCCTCCGCACCTGGTGGGCGACCTGTCGCGTTCGAGCTTCAGCAACATCGAACAGCAGTCACTGGACTACGTTCAGAACGGGCTGATGCCGTGGCTGCGTCGGATCGAGTCGGCGATCGCTCGCGACCTCGTGGGTGAGGACGACCTGTTCGCGGAGTTCGACGTGCGTGGTGCCCTGCGGGCGGACGCCGCGGGCCGGGCGAGCTACTACAACGCGATGTGGAATCTTGGCGTGCTGAGCGTCAACGAGATCCGCGCCGCCGAGAACCTGAACCCGGTCGAAGGCGGGGATGTCCGGTTCGTGCAACTCAATATGCAGACTCTCGACAAGGCGGTTGCCCAGCCCGAGCCGGAGGCGGAGCCTGCGCCTGCCGAGCCTGCCACGCCTGTCGAACCCGTTGCTCGCTCGCTTCCACAATCCCGTGCCCTGACGCTCTCGATCGACTTCGACCGGACGTTCGCTGCCGACCCGCAGCTGTGGGGCGAGTTCGCACGCAAGGCGGTGGCGGACGGCAACACGGTCGTGATGGTGAGCCGCCGGGAGGACACGCCCGAGGATCGCCAGACCGTGACGGACACGCTGGGCGACTACGCCGACGCGTTCAGCCAGGTGCTGCTCGTGGGCGACCGGCTGAAGGACGAGGCCGCGAAAGAGGCTGGCGTCGAGGTAGACGTGTGGGTTGACGACTCGCCGCAGTTCATTCGGTCGGAGCCCGAGGTGTCTGCCGAGGAAGAAACTGAGAAGCCGAAGCGACGACGCAAGAAGAAGGAGCCCGAAGCATGATCGAACGACGCAGCCTCTACGAAGAAGAGACGACCGAACTCCCCCTGCTCCGCATCGAGACGCGAAGCGAAGACGGGCAGCCCGAATCCCGCTGGATCGTTGGCTACGCGGCGAAGTTCGGCGTGAACAGCCTCGACCTGGGCGACTTCGTGGAGCGGATTGACCCCGGTGCGTTCGGCATCGTCGCGGAGCGTCGCGGCCGGAAGAAGCCGCTCGAGACGCGGGCTCTCTGGAACCACGACGCGAACTTCCCACTCGCCAGGTATCCAGGCACGCTGCGAATGAACGTTGACGAGGTGGGCCTGCGGTATGAGTTCCCGGTGCCCGACACGACCTACGGGCGGGATCTCGCCGCGAACATCGAGGCGGGGATCGTGCGTGGCTCGTCGTTCTCGTTCCAGGTGGCACCTGGCGGCGACTCGTGGAGCGTGGAGGACGATCGGTCGATCCGCACGGTCACGAAGATCGACTCGCTGATCGACGTGGGCCCGGTGACGTTCCCGGCGTATCCCGATGCGGATGTGACGGTTGCCAAGCGGTCGTTCGACGCTTTCCGGCAGCAGGTGTCCGCGTCCGTTGCGAAGCGTGTCGCCACGCTGGAAAAGACCCGCGAACTCCGCGAGTACCTGGCAAAGCATGGCAAGTAGCGGCGACTCCTGCCCGCGATGCCGAGACGGTCGGCTCGCGGTTGCATCGAGCCAGCGTTCGGGCGAGTACCAGACCCGCTATCTGCGGTGCCCTCGGTGCGGCTGCACGGACAAACAGATTCTTCCTGCCACGGCGATCGCCCGGCGGTCGTTTACTAACGCGACCCCATAACTGCATGGGTCGGGGGTTCGCTCCATAGGTTCGGGATAGACGGCGGTTGGTCGCCGTGACCCGAACACAGGAGTCCTCACCGTGGACAAGATCAAGGCACTGCTCGACGAACTCGCCGCCGTTGTCGCTGAGATGGGCGCGATGACCGAGGACTCTCCCGAGGGCGAGATGGCTTCTGCCCCGATGACGGAGGAGCAGGAGTCGTCCCTCCGGTCGCTTGAGCAGAAGGCCGACAAGCTCCGCGAGCGCATCGAGTTCCTGCGGCGTGTCCAGGCGAAGGAACTGGAGCTCCGCTCCGTTATCGAGCGGGCCGCCCCCGCCAAGAAGATCGAAACCCCCGAAGTCCAGGAGGCCCCCGCCGTGGAGAGCCGAGCCAAGGTTTACGCCGTTCCGAAGTCGTCCCGTCCGCTCCGTGGATTCAAGTGCGAGGAGCGGGCGTACCGCGCTGGCATGAGCATCAAGGCGTCGCTCCTCGGTGACGAGGAAGCCCGCCGGTGGTGCCACGATCACGGCGTTGAGCACCGGGCCCAGGCGGGCGGCATCAACAGCCTCGGTGGTGCCCTGACCAATCCCGAGCTGTCGAGCGAGATCATCCGGCTCGTCGAGGAGTTCGGTGCCTTCCCGGCGAACGCCCGCAACGTCAGCATGAACAGCGATACGCTGCTCATCGCCCGTCGCACCGGCGGCCTCTCGGCTCGGGCGATCGGCGAGAACGCCGCTCCGACGACCTCGGACGTGACGTTCGACAACGTGCAGCTCGTCGCGAAGCTGTGGGGCGTGGACAACCGCGTTCCGATGTCGCTCGTTGAGGATTCCGTCGTGAACCTCGCCGACGCGATGGCTGTCGAAGTGGCCCAGGCGTTCGCGGAAGCGTTCGACAACAGCGGGTTCATCGGCACCGGCAACGGGGCTCTCTACCACGGCACCACGGGTGTCGCGGTGGCGATCAACGACGGCACGCACTCCGCGTCGGTCGTGACCGCCGGGACCAACAACGACATCTTCGCGGACCTCACCCTCACCGACTTCACGTCGGTCGTGGCTCGGCTTCCGCTGTACGCTCGCCGCAACGCGAAGTGGTACATCTCGCCGGCTGGCTACGGCTCCTCGATGCTGCGGCTCATGGTCGCTGCCTCGGGCAACAACGTCGCCGACGTGGCCGGTGGTGCCAACCTGCAGTTCCTCGGCTTCCCGGTGCAGCTGGTGCACCCGCTTGAGAGCCGCCTGTCGGGAACGGCGAGCCAGATCGCCTGCCTCTTCGGCGACCTCTCGCAGGCTGCCACCTACGGCGTCCGTCGCGAGGTGTCGGTGAAGACCGATGCCAGCCGGTTCATCGAGTTCGACCAGCTGCTCACCTTCGCCACGGCTCGCGTCGCGATGGTCGCTCACGACCTGGGCGACACGAGCAAGGCCGGTCCGCTTGTCGCCCTCCGGTTCGCTGCCTGACCCCTGACCCTTCATTAGGAGACCCTGACCTTGAACTTCCTCGAGAACACGAAGACGGTGGTCGGCACGACCGTGACCAGCTCGGCCGGAACGGCTACCCTGACGATCGACCGGATCGGCTACGACTACGCGTCGATTGACGTGGTCGTGGCGCAGTCCGCTGTGGCGGCTCACACCGCTTCAAGCATCCTGAACGTCCTGACGCTTTCTGGCGGCGAGACGACCACGGCGGGTGCCTCGATCTACACCGTGGCGGTGCCCGCGGCGTCGAACGCCGTCACGGCCCAGCCGTCTGTGGTGCGGTTCGACATCGACCTTCGTGGCAAGGGTCGATACGTCAAGGTTGACGCTACCCCGAGCCAGTCGCTCGCGACGACGATCGTCGCCCGGCTTGGCCGCCCCGAGGTCGGTCCTGACACCGCCTCCGAGATGGGCACGCTTGCGAAGTACAGCGGCTGAACTTGACAGCCTCGACACAGTGAACGGTCGGCAGGGCACGACGCTCTGCCGACCGTTTCGCTTTTGGAGGCTCCCCTGATGATCGTGAAGGTTGGCTCGACCGACGTAGACGTTCGCGTCGAGTGCGTCCTGAGTGCTCCCCGGTTCGGCCCGTTGGCGAATATCTTCGGATGGATTCAGGCTCTCATGCCGCTGCACATCCGGCCCACGCTCGGGCAGGGAGCCCTGTGGGGGCAGGTGCTCCAGCGAATGATGGAGCAGTTTCTGGACTCCACCGAATACATCCTCTGCACGGACTACGATTCGTTCTGGGATCGCAAGACGGTCGAGGAGTTGATTGCCATGGCAATGGCCCTCCAGTGCGACGCCCTCGCCCCGCTCCAGGTGAAAAGAGAGGACGGCAGGCCGATGTTCACCTTGCCGGGGCAGTTGGACAACCCGCCGCCTGGACCGGGCACGACGGAGCTGCCGCTGTCGTGGTTCGCCGAGCCCGTGCAGGAGGTGGATAGCGCCCACTTCGGCTGCACGGTCATCAGCACCAAAGCCCTCAAGCGAACGCCGAAGCCGTGGTTTCAGGATCAGCCAAACGCCCAAGGCGAGTACGGCGACGGGCGGACCGACGCCGACATCTGGTTCTGGCGGCAGTTCCGGGCCGCTGGCAACCGTGTCTACGTCTCGCCACGGGTCTCAATCGGTCACGGCGAGTACGTGGCGGTGTGGCCCGGCAAGGATCTCCAAGCCCCTGTTTTTCAGTACGTCGGTGACTACACCGCGAATGGACGCCCGAAAACTGCATGGAGTGCCCCTGGATCATGAAAATAGAACTACTGACCAACTACTCGACGTACACCGTTGGCAAGGTCGTCGATTGCGAGGACGAGACGGCACACCGGCTGATCCGCGACGGCATTGCCAAGCGGGTTGCCCAGATGGATCTGATCGAGACGGCGAGCGTCGAGCACGACGTTGAACGTGCCGACGCGACACCGCGGAGGACGAAGCGTGCGGTACCGAAGCCTGACCACGACGACGCCACCAGCGGTTGAGCCGGTCACGCTTGCAGAGGCGAAAGCCCACTGCCGCGTAGACACGACCACCGACGACGCGTACCTCTCGGCCCTCATCACGGCGGCCCGTGAGTGGTGCGAGTCGTACTGTGACGAGACGTTCGTGCACACCCAGTACCGGATGACGCTCGACGCGTTCCCGCACGAGATCGAGCTGCCCCGCCCGCCGATGGCGAGCAGCGGCACGGTCACGGCGGTGACGGTCACGTACACACTCGAGAACCAGAGCACGGCGACGCTCGCGACGAACCAGTACCGTGTGGACCGCGACAGCACGCCCGGTGTCATTCGCACGCTCTACAACAGCTCGTGGCCCTCGCACCTGCTCGACTACAACGCCGTCACGGTGAGCTGGTGGGGCGGCATGGGGGCGAGTGGCTCGTCGGTACCGCAGCGGGTCCGCAACGCGATCCTGTGGCTCGTGGGCATGTGGTACGAACGCCGGATGGCGGCCGACGCCGTGAACCTGAGCGAGATTCCCTTCGGCGTGAAGGCACTCCTCGACAACGCGAAGTGGGGCAGCTACCGATGAGCTTGACCGGACGCTTTGCGATCGACGTGCAGTTCACCGACTCGACCACGGCGAGCGGCGGCGTGAAGAGCCTGAAGACGATCGCCCTGCAGCACGCGACCGAATACACCTTCGGGAAGGTGGCTGTCCTAACTGGCACGGTAGGAACGTCTGTCGTGTCGATTGACTGCAATGCCCCAAACTATCGGGAAGCGTCTGGCGATGCGGTTACGTTCGTCAGCGTTAGCCGGATCGCATTTCAGGCCACCGGACCGAATAACGTCCGCTGTGCCAGCGATCAGCTGGATAGCACGGGGTATGCGATGACGCTCTACAGCCGGGCCAACCAGGTCGCCGTATCAGAGTGCATCGAGGACAACGAGTTTGAGATCGGCGTCGTCGGCACCACTGGAACTGCGAGCTACACGCTCGTGTTGTACGGCTCATGATCGACCCCGGCAGGCTTCGCGAGCGGATCACGATTCAGCAGGCGACCGAGACACGGAACGCCCTGGGCGAGTCTGTGCAGGCGTGGGCCACGTTTGCCGAACGCTGGGCGAGCGTCGAAGGGCTTTCCAGCCGCGAGGTGCTCCTGACCGGACAACAGCAGACGGAGGTGACGCACCGCGTGCGGCTGCGTTACGTGGACGGCTTCACGAGCACCATGCGAATCCTGTGGCGGGGCCGGGTGCTGGAGATTTCGTCGCTACTCGAGCACGCCAACCGCAGCGAGCACGAGGCCCTCTGCACGGAGCGGGTAGACTGATGGCAACCGCCGGCATTCAGATCAGCGTCGATCAGTCCGAGCTGCAGGGCTTGCAGCGGGCCCTGGGCAAGCTGTTTCAGCCTGCGGACCTAGCACCACTTTTAGAGGCGGCACTTGAGAAGGCTGTTTACCCAGCTTTTCTGCGGCTTAAGGAGACGACTCCGGTCGGGCCGACGGGCAATCTGAAGCGGGCGGCCACGTACAAAGTGAAGGCGTATCCTCGCAGCGGTAATGCCGTCGCGATCCTCGGCTACACACAGGCTGGGCGTGGAGTAGCTGCGAGTGCCCAGGGCGGGAGAGTTCAGGCTGGCCCCGACCGGGCGTTTCACCAGTGGTGGCTCGAAAACGGTCTTGGGCAGCGGACGATCTCAAAGCATGCCGACAAGCCATACACACGAAAAGCCCACACCCGCACGATGAAGTCTGGAAAGGTTGCCGACGTGCGGCAGCACCAGGTCGCAAGGCAGGGCGGATACATCGCTTCCAGCTTCAAGTCGCTCGGGGAGTTTGAGATTCTGCCGACTCCTCGGATGCCACGTGGCAGCGGAACTGGGCAGCGTGTGCAGACGCAGCCGGGGTACGACAAGGCGTTCTTCAAGAAGTCGAGCCAGCCGATTGTCATTCCACCAATGCCGCCGGGTGGCACGACGGGCCGACCGCCGCTCCAAACGGCATGGAACCAGACCCGCGGTGACGTGGCCCGCATCCTCCAGGCAGAGCTCCGCATCTCGCTCGAGAAGGCCTTGGATGCCTTGACCTACACCAGCACAGGGACGGCAAGCTAATGGCTACCAGGGCACCCGAACGGCTCCTCGCCGACGAACTGAAGAACGCCCCCGCCGTCGCGGAGCTCGTCGCCGGCAGGGTCTACCCAGTGATCGCCCCGGCGTCGGCGGCGTTGCCGTTCGTGAACTGGCGTCGGTCAGCCGTCCAGCGGGAGCAGACGCTTTCGGGCCCGGCTGGCCTCCCGACTGTGACGCTCCAATTTGACTTGTACGCGGAGACATACGAGGGAGTAAGGGAACTTGCCGACCGCTGCAGGATGGTTCTGGATGGATGGGGTGGGTCGTTGGGAAACTGGATCACAGTGAGCCACGTCAGCCTGGTCAGCGAGTCCGATGGATTCGTCAGCCTGGCGGGCGGCGACCTTCCCCCTGTGTATTCGGTTTCGCAAACTTACACCGTACTCTGGCAGGAGACTTAAAAATGCCTTGGGATACCCCGCACGACGGCAACGCGACGACGAAGGGCACGATCCTCCGGTTTGGTGCGAACGTCTACACGGTGACAAACATCGTGATTTCAAACACCAACCCAGCTGCGGCGGCTGATGCTCAGATCGACGTTGCCCACCTGGGGCAGACGACCGGAGAGCAGGCCGAGCGGCTCAATCGCCCGCTCGTGATTCCGGCGGAAGACGGCGGATCCGGCCGCCAGATCACGTTCGACTACATCGGCAAGTCGATCTTGCTTGATGGCGCCACGGCGACTGTTGCCATCACGATCGGCGGAACTGCCCTCATCGGCATGACCACCGGCGCGGGTGCGACGAACTACTTCGCCACGGTCGCTAGCTCGACGCTCACGCTCGCGACGAACGACGCGATCCGTGGTCAGGGTGTCCTTTCGCTCGTCCGCACCGCCGCGATGACAGGCTGAGCCTGACGGGGGTCCGTCATGGCGATCATCACCGCAGGCGTCACGGCAGCGTGGGGCGGGACTGTCTTCGGCACCGTGGTCGAACTGCGGAGCACGATGGGCGGCTCGCTGCCGGTCAACCGTGGTGCTTCAAGCACTTTTGTGTCCTCTGCTGTATCGGTTGGCGGCGGAGCTGCCACGCAGGCCACAACGTACACGCAACTCAATACCCCCTGGGGAGTTGACGTTGGCACTATAGAGGTGTTGTGCCTTCACACCGCGAACATTGAGTTTCGAGAGTGGGGCATGAAACGCACCATTGCGATGGGCGGTACGGCTCGGTCTCAGGTCAACACGAATCAAACCGTGACGGTCCTGTTTACTGCTCCTGCTGTCTGTCAGTCGCTCCAGGTTGGGGCGAAGGTCAACGATGTCTGGCGTTTCCAAGGCACCTTCAAGCTCTGTAAGGAGACGAACTAGATGGCACTGACAGCTGCTGAAATTCTGGCTGCGGACGACTTGGGATTGAAGAAGATTAACGTGCCTGAGTGGGGAGGCGAGGTCTACGTTCGCGTGATGAGCGTTGGCGAACGAGACGCGTACGAAAAGCTGTGGATTGGGAAAAAGGATTCTGGCGTGGACAACTTCCGCACCGAGTACCTCGCCCGCGTGCTTTGTGACGAGAAGGGCGAGCTGCTGTTCAGCCGCGACCAGGTCGCCGCCCTGGCGAAGAAGAGCGGCGCTGTCTGCGGCCGAATCTTCGACGCAGCTCTGTCGCACAACAACATGAGCCAGAAGGACGTGGAGGACTTGGCAAAAAACTAAACATCCTGCCGACGAGGCGGTTTCTGTTCCGTCTGGCAGGGCACTTGAAGATGACTGTGCGAGAGCTGTGCGAGCGAATGGACTCGCGAGAACTTACGGAGTGGATTGCCTACACGACTTACTACGAAGCCCTGCCGGACTCATGGCGCGAGACTGCCCTTCTGACTACAGCGGTTCTCGCTCCGCACAGTCCACGAGGGCAGACACCGAGATCCGAGGATTTCGTGCCGCTGGAGAAGCCACCGCAGCACGAGACTCAGGTCATCGACGTGCTGATTGAGTTGCGGCGAGCACTGGGACAAAACGACGATGGCTAACATCCTCGGGCTCGCACTAAAGATCAACGCCGACGCGTCGGGGCTAAAGCTTGACCCGGTGCAGCGGGCGCTCGTGAACCTCGGGAACGAGGCGGACAAGCTCAACGGGGCGTTCTCGCGTTTCGCCGGATCCAGCGAGGCGGCGGCAAGGGCCCAGGAGAAGACGGCGGCCCAGTCACAGGCCCTTATCAACGGGCTGCGAGACGGCACGATTTCGTCTACGCAGTTCGCCGCACAGTTTGAGCGGCTTACGGAATCCGTCCGCAAGCAATCTGCCGAGTTTGAGCGTGGTGCCGAGATCACACGCAAGTACGCGACGGATCAGGAGCGTCGTGCCGCGCAGGTTGCTGAGCTAGAAAGGCTCGTAAAAAGCCAGGCCATTACTGAGGAGACTTATCGGCGAGCGTTGGATGATGCCACTGGGGCAGAGCGTGAGCGTGTCGCAGTAATGGCAGAGGGTGCGCGATTAACCGAGGCAAATCTAACCGCAGACGAGAAGCGTTCAGCCGCGCTACAGCGATTCGCAAGGTTACTTGAGCAAGGAGCCATCTCTGCAGAGACATACGCTCGCTCAGTGGCCGGACTGTCTGCAGACGTAAATACAACTTCCCAGCAGCGATTCGGTGACGCGGTGTCATCGCTGGTGCAGCAGCTTCAAAGCGGGCAGACAACTCTCGAGCAGTTTACAAAACAGTCACGCGACATCGGCGACTCCATTGCGTCATCAACTCCGCAGGCCGCTCGTGCCGCACAGGCAATCCTAGAGCTGCGTGAGCGTTTTGATTCCGGCGTTGTCTCATTGCAGCAGTACCGAGAAGAGTTTGCCAGAATTCAAAGCGGTGACATTAAGACGACATTCAGCGTCGAAGTCTTGGGCGTTCGTGAAGGCATTGAGGCGACAGACCGCCTGCGAGAGACAATCGCGACGCTCACAAGCACGCAGATCAACGCTGCTGTTCAAGTGTCAGGGCAGGAAAGTCTTGACGCGTTGCGAGCGCAGCTGGACGGCATCGACGGCCGCAAGATTGACGCCGTGCTCCAAGTGCTCGGCGTCGAGACCATTGAGGATGCACGGAACCGTTTAGCGGCGCTCAGTGAGTCTCCCGTATCGATTCAAGCACAATTGCAAACCATTGGATTTGATTCAATCGACGCGGCTCGCGAAGCGCTCGATTCGCTGCAAGATCGCAGTGTTGAGGCAACGTTGCAATTCTTCGGAACGGAACGAATTGATGATGCTGCAGAAAAGCTTGCACACCTCGACGGAACGACTGCGGAAGCGTTCTTGCGCGCTAGTGGATTTGAGTCGATAGACGCAGCCCAGGCAAAGCTGGCAAGCCTGAAAAACGTGGATGTGTCCGCGACGCTCGCGCTCTTGGGCGTAGAGACCATTGATGACGCTAGGGCTCGGCTTTCGGCGCTTGCCGACCTGCGAATTGAGCCTCGGCTGCAAACCATCGGATTTGATTCAATCGACGCGGCTCGTGAGGCGATTGCATCTCTTCAAGACACTAGTGTTTCTGCAACACTGGAGTTTCTTGGCACCGCCAGCATTGACGATGCACGCGAGCGGCTTGCGTCTCTCGATGGTACTTCTGTCGAGGCGTTTATTCGCGCTAGTGGATTTGAGTCGATAGACGCAGCTCAGGCAAAGTTGGCTGAGCTGCAGAACGTAGACGTTCAAGCGACGCTCAGTCTGCTCGGCGTGGAATCTATTGACGCTGCCAGTGCACGTCTGGCTGAGCTCGGGCAGTCGAGCGTGGAAGTTGAGGCTAGGCTTCGCACTGCCGGATTTGAAGGAATATCAGAAGCCCAAGACCTGCTGAACTCCTTGAAAGACGTGAACGTCACTGCCACGGCGGAAGTGCTTGGGTCAGGAAGCCTTGAGCAACTGATCGGCGTTATTAATAGCGTCGAGTCAAAGACTGTTCAGGTCGCCGTTGACACTAACGCTGATGAGGCCGCAGCAAAGGTGCGCGACCTAATTGCAGAGCAGGACGCGTATCAGAAACTAGAGCAGGAAGGCGCTCGGATTGCTGAGAAGTATCGCACTGAGGAAGAGAGACGCGCGGAGACAATCGAGC